GTTTTAGGGCTGCTTGATGTAAGTGTTAAGGGCGTTGTAATATCATAACTTACACCAGCTGACACTCCGGTCTGTGTAAAACATGCTCCTGATCCTGTTATGATCCATTGATAATTAAAATAAACAAATTGCGTAGAAGATGATGCATAACTGTTTACTGTAAATGTTCCTCCGGGAAAAAATGAACTATTACTTATTATTGAAAATGAACTAGTGGATGTAAATGCGCTTGAAGTAGAAATGCTTGCTCCAGGTGCATTAACCACAATTGGAAAATTAACTGTAACACCATTGGTAGTTATGGCTTGTGAGCCCGAAGTGGCAGCAAAGGTCATGGTTCCTGTGGAAGCATTTACCGTGGTTGCCGAACTCAGTTTGAAGTTACCGTACACAGTTACACTATCATTGTTTGACGGGAAGTTTCCGCCTGCGGTGACTCCACTCAAATCTAAATTTTTACAATAACCCGAAATGTTTGCTGCCGGTGTGCCTGTAAACGCAAAAGACAATGCATTGGTGATGGAACCTCCACCGCCATCTCCAAAAGTCACAAAGTTTGATCCGCCGCCGGTACCATTGATTGTCACAGTTGGTGTACCTGTGTAGGTAAAATTGGTTGCCAGGTACATGTTAAAAATAGTGCCAGCTAGATAAACGCCAGGATTCACTGTGATATTACCAGTGGTACCAAATGCAATTGCTCGTGTGTTGGTGTTGCTTGATGTAAAATATCTTGTGACAAAAGACAAATTGTTTAGATCCAGAGTGCCTCTGGTGAGTCCTGTATAAAGATCCAGGCCTATGGTGGTTAGGTTATTGGTCAACAATTGTAAACCGCCACTAGGTGCATCAATAACAATATCTTGTGTGAATGTTACACCTGCTGAGTTGATGGTTTTGATTGCTCGGTTTGAGAATGTTATAGTACCTGTTCCAGATAGTGTTGTACCTGATCCATTGGTCCAGGAACCATATATGGTTGGTGTGGTTGTTCCTGTGGCCAAGGTCATGGCCGTGGTTCTACCACTCATGTTTACTGTGCCAATATTCCAATTGGCATCTACTGTGACTGTGCCAGCGGAGCCTGTGTTGTTGAATACCACAGTATCCTGTGCCAGTGGAAAGTTGGCTGCAGCCGGAGTTCCACCTGATGAAGGGGCCCATCCAGTGGCTGACCAATTTTGTAAGCCGGCCAGGTTCCAGTAAACAGTTTTGGCAGCAGGGAATGATACTATATTAGTATTTCCACCACAATCACCAAGATAAGTGTCAGAACTATAAGAACTGGTACCAAATACACTAGTGCCGTTCATGTCCCTAAAATCCATACTCTTTATAACAACATTGGCCGCGGCAATAGTTCTCTGTGTTCCTAATGTATCTGATTTTAAAAACAATCTGTTATTGTATGTTCCAGTTGTATTCCAGTTTAAATTTGTTGTAGTGATATTGCCCGTCAACACCAGGCTGTTCAGACTTGGTGCCGCCGATGCGGCATTATAGGTAAGTGTGTTGAATGAGTTGGTACCGGTGTCAGTTATGTTGTATGTAACATTGCTATAGTTACCAGTGTTGAAATTAACATTGTAATACGTTGCACCACCAAAACCAATTACAAAATTTTGATCATTACTAAAGCCTGTGAAATTAATAGTAGACGTTCCTGCGTTTATTGTTGTTCCGGAACTAGTTAAAAAAGTATATATTAGGCTGCCGGAATAGCTGGGATAACCACCTATTGTGATAGTAGAACTTGAAAAGTTAAATGTAGGGGTTGAACCGGGAGTGCATTGAAGAAAATTATTAATTGTTACCGCATAACCATTAGTATTAAAAGTCTGTGTAGTTGAACCAAAATAAACATAATTTGTATTAAATGCACTACCTAAATTCACTTGACTTGTGCTGTAAAACGTCATCTGCGATGTAAAAATTGAATTACCATTTGTAGTTATGGTAATTGGATAAGAATTACGGAATGAACCATATCCACCAAAAGTTGGACCATAAATACCATTGAGTCCGGTTGCTGATAATGTCACACTCCCATATACATCTAATGAAGTTGGAGTAATTGTAGCATTACCTGAAGCTGGTCCTGATGCTGTTACATTAAAACATTCATAACCTATACCAGAAACAACATAATCAGTTGCACTTGAGGCAGAATTAAATATAACATCATCTGCCGATGTAGGTACACCAGCACCACCTGATCCACCCGAAGTCAATGACCAATTTGTAGTCGAAGTATCATTCCATGTGCCTGATCCACCAACCCAATAGTAGATGTTGCTAAACGTCAAGTTGGTGTTGTTGCCACCGTTGGTTGAGTTGAGGAATCGCCACAGCACAGTACCGCCAGCTGTGGTGGCGTTTACATAACTCACACTACAGTATGTGCTTGTTTGTACTCCCGGATTGTATGGATTCAAAGTAAATGTGGCTGCTGATGTACTGCTAAAAGTAACCAAATTGCCTGGGGTACCGTTCAATGTCACATCTGATGCAAGGGAGATTCCGGCTGTGACCAAAATTGATGTTGGGCTTACAGTATTTGTTATACCATTCGTGACTTGAAATGTTCCAGTTCCTGTTGTGGTGTTAAGTGTCAATGCTCCAGCACCACTTTGTTGTAATACCGGACCAACCCATTGACCACTATTGGGCAAGATTACGGTCTTTGGGCTGGCTGAAGTAAAGGATATTGTGGGTGACCCACCACTGCTTAACCCACTAGGATAAGTTGTTACGTTTAAAGCTGTGCCACTGCCGTTCAATATCAGATTCCCACTAAATCCCAATAAATTATTTGTGGAAAAAGTTGCTGATGCAAAGGTAGCTGTTCCTGAGCCAAAACTAAATCGTGACGTTCCAGTAATACTAAGTGTTGATGTAGATGTAAGAGCACCTACTGTATTAAGTATTCCACCACTAGCACTACCGGTGTTATTATTAACAACAATCGGGAACCCAATAGATACACCATTGGTTGTTATATTAGTAGCACTACTAGATCCAACGTTGGTAAATGTCACCGTGCCGGTGTATGTGGTATTGATACCTCCGTTGGCGGACGTGCCACTTAGTGACATACTACCATATATACTCATAGCAGTCGTACCGGCCCATGTAACTTGACCTGTTGTAGGTCCTGCCATGGTCATATTAAAACATACAGCACCTGTACCCATGGTAACTGTATAAGCGGTTGAAGGAGAATTACTCGATGTATCAAAAATTACCGAATCGGCACTAGTAGGTACTCCGGCGCTACCACTACCACCAGAACTACTAGCCCAATGTGTAGTAGTTGTACCGTCCCAAGTGCCTGAACCACCAACCCAGTAATATGTTGCCATTTATTATACTATTGGTGGTGTTGGTATTTCTTCTGGCGGACGATTGCTCATTTCAACAATGTGCGCCACCCAGTTATCAAAACGTTGCTGTTTCATTGCTTCAATGTCAGCATCAGAATACTCATGGTTTTCTTCCAGATGAATAGCATCTGCAAATGTTCCATATGTTTCGTGTGTTTTTGAAAAGTCGATTTTGATCATGTTTTCCTCTATAGTAAAGTAGTTTAGATATTTATCTTAGATTTCTTTCGTGGTCAAACGATGTTGAAAATCAGTCAAAGGCATGTGTGCCAGATTTGGTATGGCCAGCAGATCGCGTATTTCTGCTGTGGTTTCGCCGGTGATCCTGAAGAAATTGGTCTTGGCAAAATCTCGGGTAACGGTTCGAATTTGGTTTACCCAGTTGCCAGTGAAGGTTGGGTTGGCAGAACTTTTTTTATAAAATTCTGTGTCAGCATAGCAGTTGTTGAATCTGCCGGTGCGTGTTGGACCCATGTCAAACCCTATCATGTACACTGCGACTGCACCATCCAAGGCAGCCTGTGCCACAGCCACTGGACCAGAACTGTATCCAAAATACTTTTGTGCTATGCGCATGGCTCCAGAATCTGGCAAGGGTTTTCTGGTGTAATGAATGTGCATTTGACTGTAGCCTTCGTGCTGTATGCGTTCACTAATAGGTGTGTCTGTGCTGATCAACACATCAGGTTCAAATTCTCTATAGATAGCATTACAGCCGTAGACTCGTCCCAGTGTTTTTAGCACTGTTAGATCTATTGCTTGCCGGCTTAGGCCGTTTCCCAGTACAAATGCCGCGGTCATAAAAAATCCCCCCAGTATGTAGCTGAGAGGATTCAAAGGGTTACAAATTAGCTTGTAACGCTGGCGATTTGCGCCAATTGCTGTGTAGCGTTGGTAGTTTGTGTAGAACCAACCATTTCACCGCCAGATACGGTAACGTTGCCTTCGTCAGTGAAGAAGTTGGCAACATACTGGTTTTCGCCAGATTGTATGTTTACGCCAAGGTTGCTGTTGCTGTAGTTACCATAAGTCATGCCGTTCCAGTCACGTACCCACTTGTTGCTGATATAGCTTGCATATACCGCACTTGAGTCACCTGTGGAATAAGCAATACTCATATAACCGGCTGCAGGAGTTGCAGTGTTGGACAAAACACATTGTCCCATTGGATATGCTGTACCAGTTCCTGAACCTACGGCTGTGGCTGTGAATTCATCACCGGCTGCGGCTGTGCCATCACCGTGACCCACAGCGTTCCAGTCAGTGTTGCCTGGGCTGAGAATCTTGTAGGCCTGGCCAACAATAAAGCTGCCTGCTGAAGTTGAACTTGCTGTGTAAGTTACCAAGAACTTGTGTGAACCTTTTTGGCGCACAATGCGTCCTGCACCAGCAGTGGTGCTTGTGCCATCTGCCAACAAGATGTTTACCACGGCTGCAATTTCTGGATTGGTTGCACTTGGTGTACTGTCTGTGGCATCGCCACCAACCACACCTAGATATTGTACATCATCCAGAGTTTGAACTGGTGTGTTATACACTGGATTGGTTAAACTACCAAAATTTGGATATGCAATATCAACGTTTACTGATGCGCCTGAGTTACCTGAACCTGGCGATGTTTTTGCAATTTTAAGAGCTCTTCCCATTTGATTTCTCCTTATAGAAGCCCAATGTGCGTTCTAGGCACTACGCGGTGGGGTTAATCGCCGCATAAAACACCCTATTGTGTTGACAAGTATTTAGCAGAAATGTAAAATAGGGTACTGCCACAGCGTAAATATCCCTATGAATCAACAACAAGCTGACCTAATCGAACGTGGCAATCAACATCGTGCCGCACATGAACCTGAACTGGCATTGAAATGTTATGCACAGGTCTTGGTAGAGGACCCGGACAATGCCGCGGCATTTTGCAACTATGGCAATGTGTTACGTGAATGTGGGTATCCACAACGTGCCATACCGTTTCTTCAAAATTCCATCTTGTTGGATCCCAACAACATAACTTCTCAATTCAATCTAGCAGTGGCTTATCTGTTGATGGGAGATTATGCTCGTGGATGGCCGCAGTACGAAACTCGCTGGCACTATGAACATCTTGCAGGAACTCAGCCCAAGTTTGATCAACCACGCTGGCAGGGCGAAGACATTCGAGACAAAACCATACTAGTGGTTGGTGAACAAGGTCATGGTGACTGTGTTCAGTTTTCGAGATTTATTTTTAATCTAAACGCCATGGGTGCTCGAATCAAACTGCAGGTCACTGATGGGTTGATTCCGTTGCTGAGTCAAAGCAACATCATTGAACACACCGGCAGTTACAATGACAACATGGGCGAATTTGACTACTGGGTTCCTATCATGAGCATTCCAGGTATACTGGGTATCACTGTGAAAAACTTGCCAAGATTACATCACTACCTGACTGCGCCTGGCAACTTGATTCAAGACTGGCAAAAACGCCTTGGTCCCAAGACTCGCATGCGAGTGGGAGTGAGCTGGAGCGGTCGTAAAGATTCCTGGATACATCAACACAAGAGTGTGCCATTCCCTGTGATCTTGGACATGATTCGCACCAACCCACAGTACGAATGGATCAACCTGCAGGTTGATGCCAGTGCCGAAGAAGAACAACAACTTTCTCAGGTGGGTGTCACTAGATATCCTGGTTCTATCACCAGCTTTGCGGACACAGCGGCCTTGATGATGCACATGGATGTTGTGGTTTCTGTTGACACAGCTATCAGCCATCTAGCCGGCGCTCTGGGCAGGCCCACCTGGATCATGCTCAACCAGTATGGTCAAGACTGGCGCTGGTTGCTGGATCGCAACGACAGTCCTTGGTATCCCAGTGCCACGCTGTTTAGACAGCCCCTGAGAGGTGACTGGGCCAGTGTTACTCGAAAAATCAGTCAGTATCTCAGCTGGTTCAAAGTCTAACGACGAAACAGCAGTTTAAAATGTGACCAGTAAGGATTGTTAAAGATGTGCATGGTTTGTACAGTCTTGCGATCAGGATGCATGCGTGGAGTCAGCTCGGGCAGTTTGGTCCAATGCACTCCAGGCCTGTTGTGGTGCTCTTGATGGTATCCTGCACCAAAACCAATCCAGTTGTACCACTTGGAATATATGCCAATGCTGTCCTGTGTGGTATCACCACGACGATCCAGCACTCCCCAGTGTTCTCCATAGCTGGTGGCCATGTTCAAAAAGTTTGCTAAAAAATAAACCACCTGCATCCAGGCGCCAAACTTGATGTCCACTGCAAAAATCACAGCACTGTAGGTTATCCAGGCCCAGGATTCAATTCGATGTTGCAAATGATTGTGCAAAGGTGATGCAGTCATTGACACAGGTACCACTATTTTTGATTTGTAATTTTCCATGGTGTGTCTGAAACAAAAGCTCCAAAAATTTTCCACTTCACCGTTCTTGCCATTGTAGAAAACTGACACTGGATCTTTGGTTTTGCCATTTACTGGACGATCGTTCACATGCACATGATGTGTGAGATGTGCCCATTTCCACGACTGATGTTCTATACTGCTGACAGCACTGACCCACAGTTCATAAATTGTGTTTGCAGTTTTGTTGGTGAATGTGGACCAGTGCGAGTGATGATGCATGGGCGAATTTTGTAGGTTACAAATCAACCAGGCCTGTAGAGGTAGTATTATCACCCACCAAACAAAGTTCAGATCAGCGGCAATTATCGCAAAAGGTGCAATACCAATCGCAATGGTGTATAACACCAACCAGATGTCTTTGGAAGAATTTCGAAATATTTTCATGATATGTTTTTGAAGAAGTTGCTATTACTTATGTGGTGCATGAACAAAATTTGCATATTATTGAATTTTTTGATCAATTGCTTTCACTGCAAGAGGAAACAGTTTTCTCCAATTGAGATTTCTTTTGCGATCAAGAGTATCCAGATATTGAGCAGACAGTATCTCTCCTGTGTGATTGTAGGTTATCTGTGTGGGTTGGCCTTGTTTGTTGTCTGGCAACACCTGATTGACCCAGTCAATTATGCCAGTGTAATAGTGCTGGTTCAACGGTGACACTGTGATGTTTACTGCAAATCTCACATGATCAGGTGCTGAGTCACGCATCCAGATCACATTGTTCTGCACACGGTGCCATTGAGCTGGCCATCGCAGATATTCAAATTGTTCAGCCACACCATCAATACTGAAACAAAAAACCATGTGCTTGAAACCCTTGCATAGGTCAAGAAATTCCGAGTCTGGTCGCACAGTTCCATTGAAGTGAATCAAAATTTCCTGGTCCGGGTGAGCTGTTTGCAAAAAAGTTTTTGTGCTAAAATTCAGCACAGGTTCTCCACCTCCTACCACAATGCCCCGAAGAGAACCAATTTCAATACTGGTCTGAGCATCTATTTCTCTGGGATTGCCGGGTGTGATTGCTTGTCCCATCTCTCGTTGCCAACGGGTGCTGGCCTCCGGACCACATGTCACACAAGCAAGATTGCAGATTGATCCAGAATTGAATGTGCCAGATCCGGGGCAACTGCTTGACTTTATGAGTTTCATGCAAATACTTAGCCAACAAAAAAGGCTCCGAAGAGCCTTTTTGTTTCCTTCCCATCCCTGGGAGTTCTCTGATTAGGAGAATGAAAGGTTAGATACAGCGATCTCACCAACATAGTCACCAGCATTGCCGAAGCTTGATGCAGTGTTTGTCAATTCGATGTAACCATAACGTGTCATGAATGATACGACTGGTTCGAATGTTGTTGGATCCAACACAACGCCTGAAGACATCAATGGGATGTATGGGCAGTAGAATGCTGGAGCGTCTGCTTCTGAAGAACCCTTGTAACCAACCAACACTGGAGTAGTGTCACTTGCATAAGAGTCAACGAACACACGCATTGCGCCGTTCAATGTACCAACAAACTTGGTGTTTGTAGGTGCTTCGAATGTGCCTTCTGTAGTGCGAGCAAAAGCAGAAGTTGTTGCAGATTGCAACACTGTCAAAGCGGCAGAGCTAACAACAGCCCAGTTACCTGCGCCACGACGTGTACGTTGGGCGATCAAGTTTGCTGTACGGTTGATCAAAACAGCCAATGCGGCATGTTCGTCACCAACGAATGTAGCAGTACCTGAAACAGTTGCTTGGTTGTATGTGAACTCAGTTGCAGCCAATGAACGTAGAGACAACAAGATCTCTTGGTCGATTTCAGCTGTGATTTCTTGAGCCAAAGCTGCCATAATTTCTGCTTCAACGTCAATACCGTGCATGGCTTGTGCATCTTGTGCAGATTCAAAAGTCCAACGTGCTTGCAACTTACGTGTGCGAGCTTCAACGGCTTGCTTCAAGATTTGCACA